TCAATCTACATACGCGTGGTGTAAAAATTTTAAATAAAAAATTAAAATCCAAAGAAACTTACGACTTTATATAATTTAATTGTTGACAACTCAAAAAAAAGACTTATACTTACGTTAACACTATGAGTGAACAAACTAAAAAAAATAATGAATGGGCCGAACGAGAGGTCGGCGCACTATGGAAGAAACAAAGCGCTACGCAAAAATTTCTTTCCGGACACATAAAGGTTGATGACGGCATGGGGGGAGAAGAAACGCTTCAAGTCGTAATCTTCATGAACAAGCATAAAAATAAGGATACCCATCCTGATTTTAGAATCTACAAGTCTCTTCCTAGAACTCAGGAAACGACGAGTGGGCAAAAACCTCCCGCTTCTGAGGAAACGGCCGTTGCTTCTGGCGTCCAAGAAGTTTCCGAGGAAGACGTCCTGTAGTTGGTACCCTATTCCAACCGTAGGCACAACATAAAGCCCCCCTTTAGGGGGGTTTTTTTACTTGTGAAATAAATATTTTATACGATGATATAGTCTATATTAATATGGAACAAGCTTATTCTTTAAGCGGCATCTCTGATAAAGACGTCGAAACTCAGGAAGAATCTTACTTCGAAGAAGTATATTCTAAGTATCTGAGCTCTGGAGATGTAATTTACGATATCGGAGCCTTTAGGGGGGTGCTCTCCTCCTTATGGGCAAAAAACGGATATGAGGTTGTAGCGTTTGAAGGAAGCCCAAGGAATATTCCTTTCTTAAAAGAGAACACTTCTTCGTGGCCACATGTTTCCATCCACGAGATCGCTCTACATGAAAGGAATTACGAAGCTATAACTAGATTCAAAGATTGCATTAGGTCTTCCCATGCCCCTGATGCGGATCCAGAGCAAAAAATTACTTACAGAGAGTTGGATCAATATATTTCAGACAATGACTTACCGCCCCCAGCTTATGTCAAAATGGATATAGAAGGCATGGAGACCTTAGCTTTAAAAAAGTGCACAAACCTGATAGAAAAAACAAGACCCATCTGGCAGATATCCACCCATGAGTCTACAGAGACCTTTAAATATTATGTAGACGGTCAACCGTTACCAAATTCAGTAGGCGATTATCCCGGATGGGTAACGGAAAGCGACGGCGGTTTTGATTTTTCTTTGTTTTCTTATTATGATTATGAAATTTTCGCCGGGGCAGGAGACGGCAGTAAGTCTCTTAATAGAGTTACAGAACTGAATGGATTTTGGGAGTTTGTAGTTATTCCATCTGAGAAAATAAAATAATATAATAAAATGCCTATTTACGAATATCAAAACCCAGAGACGAAAGAAACCATAGAGGTGGTTCAAAGTATGAAAGCCAAACACATCTTCATTGATGATCAAGGAACAGAATGGCACAGAATATGGAGCGCCCCCAACGCAGCAATAGACACCGAGATAGATCCATACTCATCCAAGGACTTCTTGAAGGCGACAGCCAAGAAGGGAATGACAGCGGGAGAGATGATGGACTTGTCCGGAGACCTTAGTAGAAAAAGAGAACGGAGCTCAGGCCTTGATCCGGTGAAAAACAAAGCCGTAACAAAATACGAAAAGAAGACGGGTAAAGCTCATCCAAACAAAAGCGGAAACAACCCAAAGAGATTATGAAATTATCCATATTCACACCGTCGCACGACCTAAGTCGCATAGACACCCCTTTAGAAAGCCTAAGGAACCAGACCTACAAAAATTTTGAATGGATTTTGTTCTTAAACGGTAAAGCGGCTAACTCTATCGCTGCGTTACCGGACTTAGAATCAAAGCTTGCTGAAGCTAAATTAAATTTTAAAATTATACAAGACGAACAAGAGAACATAAATATAGGATACCTAAAAAAACGATGTTGTGAAAACGCAACTGGAGAGGTTTTAGTAGAGCTAGATCATGACGACGCCCTCACTCCAAACTGTTTAGAAGAATTGGCTGCAGCCTTCGAGCAGGGTTATGATTTTTGTTACTCTGACGACTACTACGTAGAAATCGAAGACGGTAAAGAAAAACACATAACGCCTTTCGGAAAAGGAGCAGGTTTCAAAATTAAAAAGGACGAACAAGGCGTTTCATATCATCCTTCTCATGACCCCTCAGCTTTATCTTTTTCTTATATCTGGTACGCGCCAGACCACGTGAGGTCTTGGAAGAAAAGCTTTTATGATAAAATAGGCGGTCACGATAAAGAGTTGGATGTTTGTGATGATTATGATTTAGTATGCAGGTCGTACATAGAGGGCGAATGCCACAGAATTCCCAAGCCCTTATATAAATATTACGCTTACCCAGATAGAAGTTCCGCAGACATTAATCCTGACGGATCACAAGGAAAGAGAAATGCAAGAATACAAGATTTAACTCATGTTCTACACGATAATTATATGCTATCTATGGCATCGAAATGGGCAGAGAAGAATAACCTTAAAAAGATCGACTTGTGTTGCGGGAATAAGACAAGTGAAGGGTTTATGGGGATAGACAAGGAAGACTTCGGAAACGGTAATGTCGTTTTTGACCTGAACGAAGCAAACTGGCCCTTTGAAGATGGGTCTGTTGGAGTCTTCCGAGCGTGGGACACGTTGGGTTACTTAAAAAACCCCATTCAAACCATGAAAGAAATTTACCGTTGTCTTGGCGATTACGGGTGGGTCATAGCGGACACCCCAAGCACTGATGGCCGTGGAGCTTACCAGAACCCCGAGTACACTAGCCTTTGGAATACTAACAGTTTTTGGTACTACACAAAATCTAAGTTCGCTAAAAGCATTGGCACCCCAGTTAAATTTCAATTAAATAGAATAAGCAATTATCATCCTAGTGAGTTTGAAGAGTTCCATGACATTGTCTACGCTAAGGCTCACTTAGTTAAGCTTCCCGAAAGAGGGTACGAGATTCCTCCTCATGGTAGGGAGATATAATTTTAAGCTTTTCTTTTTATAAAAAACCTTTACTATTATTAGAGTAGGCCTCCTATGGAAAATGATTCAATAAATGTCAAAAAAAGAAACGGTAGACTTCAAAAGATAGACATTAATAAAATTAATTTATGCGCTGAAAGAGCATGTGAAAATTTAGAAAATGTTTCCGCTAGTGAAGTCGTCCTTGACGCTCATGTTCAGCTTTACGATAAAATCACCACAAAAGAAATTGATAAAGCCCTAATTCTTTCTGCTCGACAAAAGATAGAAAAGGAACCTAATTATAATTTCGTTGCCTCCAAGCTCCTACTCTTCAACATTCATAAAGAAGTGTTTGGTAGTAGCGTAGACAAGGATGCCTTTGACCACCAATACCGGTTAGCGTTTGTCAAAAATACAAAACTCCTAGCGAAAGAAAACATCCTTTCTGAAAAGCTTTTAGATTTTGATTTAAAAAAACTTTCTGAATCCCTCAAGCTATGCAGAGACTTTAAGTTCAAATATCTCGGGCTACAAACCCTTTACGATAGGTACTTGCTCAGAATTAAAGACCGAAGACTGGAAGCACCTCAATCATTTTGGATGCGCGTAGCAATGGGGTTAGCTCTTAACGAGAAAAATAAAGAGCAAAAAGCTATAGAATTTTACGAAACAATTTCAAAATTTTTGCTATGCCCTTCTACGCCCACTCTTTTTAACAGCGGGACTACTCATAGCCAGCTTAGTTCTTGCTACCTCAATACTTTCGATGATAGCATTGACGGCATATTCGAGGGAGCTTGGCAAGAAGCTAGAAAATCTAAATTTGCTGGCGGGCTAGGGTTTGATGTCACTAATTTTCGCTCCTCTGGTTCTCACATTAAGGGGACGAATGGGACCTCTAGTGGCCTTGTACCGTGGCTTAAGATTTACAACGATCTCCTTGTGGCGGTCAATCAAGGGGGTAAGCGTCCCGGCGCTGGCTGCGCTTACCTTGAGCCTTGGCACCTAGACATAGAAGACTTTCTTGACTTAAAAAGAAATACGGGGGACGAACGACGTAGATGCCATGATATGAATACAGCCAATTGGTTACCTGACATTTTCTTTGAGTACGTAGAAAAGAATAAAGATTGGTATTTATTTTCGCCATCAGACGTAAGAGACCTACATGAGACATACGGAAACAACTTCAACAAGAGATATAAGAAATATTGCAAGATGGCAGACGAAGGCAAACTAATCAACCATCGTACAATTAGTGCTAAAGAGCTATGGAAGAAAATGTTGCGCTCACTGTTCGAGACGGGTCATGCTTGGATGACGTTTAAAGATAACGCTAATTTGCGTTATTCAAACTCCCACGAAGGAATTATTCATAGTTCAAACCTTTGCACAGAGATTTTCTTACACACTAAACCGTCTCAATTTGAAAAAGGAGCGAAAACCGAAGTCGGTGAGACCGCTGTATGTAATTTGAGCTCAATAAATCTGAAAGAGCATCTAAAACAGAACGGTAAACTAGACTTTAAGAAACTATCAAAAACGATAGCAATTCAAATGCGTATGCTAGACAACGTTATTGATTTGAATTTTTACCCGACTGCCGAAGCTGAAAAAGCCAACCTAGCGCATCGCCCAGTTGGTGCTGGCAGCATGGGCTGGGCAGACGTGTTCCACTCTTACAAGGTTAACTTTTCCTCGGATGAAGCTATTAAATTTTCTGACGAACTTTATGAATTTATTTCATATCATTGTATTTTAAACTCTAGCAAACTCGCTAGAGAAAAAGGCAACTATTCCACATTTGAAGGTTCGCTTTGGGACCAAGGGACGCTTCCTTTAGACACATATAGAAGCTTAATGGAATATCTTGGGGACTATAAGCCTATACTTCATAGAGGAAAAAAATATTGTCCAGATTTAGACTGGAAAGAAGTTCGTTCTCATATAAAAGAGCACGGAATGCGTAATAGCAATACTATGGCGATAGCCCCGACAGCAACAATATCCTACATTCAAGGGTGCTCTCCATGTATTGAGCCCGATTTTTCAGTACTTTTTGTTTACGAAAATAAAAGTGGTAATCTAACAATAGTAAACGAATGGTTCATTAAAGAGTGTCGAGAAAGAGGCATATGGAACCAAGGGCTCATTGATGCAATAAAGTCTGTAGACGGTGACCTAGGGCGTCTAAACGGTGATATACCGAGTGACCTAAAGGAACGATACTGTACAGCCTTTGACCACGACCAGTTCAAGCTATTAGAATGCGGAGCAGCTAGACAAAAGTGGATTGACATGGGTCAAAGTTTAAACTTGTTTAATAATAAAACTTCTTTAAAATACTTGAATGATCTTTATTTTCATGCTAAGAGATTAGGTTTAAAGAGTACATATTATTTAAGAAACAAGAGTGCAAGCGAAATTGAGAAATCGACTCAAACAGATAGTGACGCTAGTGATAGTGACTCAGGTGATTCTGATTCTCTTGAGTCTGCTGCTGCGTCTTGTGATATAGACGGAACATGCGAAAGCTGCCAATGACCAAAGGAAAAATAACTAATGAGCGAAAAAGATAAAGAACTGCTACTTAAAACTCCTAAAGACAAAATTGAAGAGCTAGCTGATGAATTTGAAAAAAATCCAGAGACAGAGCAGTTATCTGTTGTGCTATTCGTCCTTGCGGGATCGACCCTGTTGGGCGAAGAAGCTATGAAGTCTTTAGCTTTATGGAACGCCACTTGGGCGGACAGCGTTATAAGCGAAGTTAACAACATAAGGGAAGAGAATAAAGTAGATGACCTTACTAATAAAATTATATCCCCCGATGATTAATGAGTAAAACTAATCTAATATTAGGGGAAGAAATTGCTGGGGTTAATCAGATTTTACCCCACAAGCATGAATACGTCTGGGATTTATTTCTTAAAGGGGTTGCCAACAATTGGTCACCGGCAGAAATAAACATGGGTGACGACATTGATCAATGGAAAAACGGAAGCCTTACAGATGATGAAAAACTACTTGTTAAAAGATGCCTAGGTTTCTTTGCTGGTACAGAGTCTCTCGTAGGGAATAACCTGCTTCTTACGGTAAACAAATGGGTAACGGACCCAGAGTGTAGGCAATATATACTTCGACAAGCGTATGAAGAGTCGTTACATAATTGGACGATAGTCACGTGTTGTGATAGTTACAGATTAAGGGTTTCCGAGGTCTATGAAGCGTACATAAATATACCATCTATTAAAAATAAAGACGACTTTTTGATGGAGATAACTACAAACGTAAATCGCCCAGACTTTACGACCTCCACAGTAGAAGGCAAGAGAGAGTTTTTGAGGAATCTAATTACTTACTATATAGTTTGTGAGGGTACGTTTTTCTTTAGCGGCTTTGCGATGTTGTTAGCCCTTGGAAGACAAAATAAATTACCCGGACTTTCTGACCAAATTAGGTACACCCTTAGAGATGAGACTCTTCATATTCAATTTGGTACTTATCTAATTAATACCATTAAAGAACAATACCCATCAGTGTGGACAAAAAAATTCGAAACAGAAACGGTAGAGCACATTAAGAAAGCCGTGGAACTGGAAGTTTTA